GGATTCAGATATTGAACAAATGTTTACTGCATTTAGGGCAATATTAGTAGGGTTAACTTATCCTGAAGTTGTTATAAATAACCATATTTTAGAGCTATCAGAAGAGATTATACCTAATGAGGTATGATATAGCATACAAAAAGTTCATAAATGTATTAAATAACAATCACTATGAAAGACTACAAAATTGCATACGAGTTCAATGGTCGTAAAATGTACACCATTGTACGCGCGAGAAACGTACAAGAAGCTAAACAGCAAATCAATGACAGGCTTAATTTTATAGAAGTTAAGGATATCACACCACCTGATGAAACATTAGACTATATCAAGAATTTATTTGGAATGAAATAATGGCTAAAATTAGACCAAGACTAACACCAGAAGAGTACGATTCTATCAAGAAAATTAGAATTGAAAATAATCAAAAAAGAGTGTTGGTAATTGGTGACCTGCACGAGCCTTTTTGTCTTGATGGTTATTTTGAATTTTGTAAAGATATTTACACTAAATATAAGTGTACGGATGTACTTTATATTGGCGATATAGTAGACAATCATTTTGCGTCTTATCACGAAACAATACCTGATTCAATTGGTGGTGGTGATGAGTTAGAGTTTGCTATTAGTAAACTTAAGAAGTGGCACGATTACTTTCCAAATGCTACTGTTATTATAGGTAACCACGATAGGTTGATTATGCGTAAAGCACAAACTGGTGGCATAAGCAGTAAATGGATTAAAGATTACAAAGATGTTTTAGAAGTTCCAACTTGGAATTTTGTTGATAGGCACGTAATTGATAATGTTCAATACTTACACGGTGAGGGCGGCACGGCAAAGGTTAAATGCAAAGGTGATATGATGAGTACAGTTCAAGGACATTTGCATACACAAGCATACACTGAATGGTTTGTAGGTGCTAACTTTAAAATTTTCGGAATGCAAATCGGTGCGGGGATAGACCATAAAAACCAAGCATTCTCATACGCAAAGTATGGTAAGAAACCTGCAATAGGATGTGGTGTGGTTATAAACGGAACTACTGCAATAAATGAACTAATGGAGTTATAATGATAAGTAGCTTCCAAATATTAGGGCAAACAATTGAAGTGATAATAGACAATGAATATTGCCACAAAAATAAATGTTACGGTCAATTCATACCATTTGAGAACAAAATAATAATAGCGAATAAATTTAAATCTAAAAAAGTTTGGGTAGATTACAAACAAGAAATAATTGATAGCACTTTCTTTCACGAGCTGATTCATTGCCTGTTATTTTATGCTGATTCAAAGAGTTGGTTAGATGAGAAATTAGTTGACAAACTTGGAAACTTCTTGCACCAATATGAAATAAGTAAATGTGAAAAAATCACAATTTAAGTACGTTATTTGCTTAATATCACACAAAAGTGACATTTAAAAGTAAGAATATCAGTTTTAAACTGACATATAAAATATAAAACATAACTCGCCAAATCTATATAAAATTAGCTACATTTGGCGAGGTATAATGAACTTCAATATTGATTTATTGGAGTTTTTTTATGCCCTATTTAAAAACAAATACGCTAATTATCAAACACTTATAAAATTAATAAAAAAATTATTATGTTTTGTAATAAATAGTTGTACATTTGTCAAACAATTAACGGAAATAAAAATTATGACAACTGCAACAACACAAGCAAATTATTACAATGTAATTGATAGTATGGGTAGACCAACAGAAATTTACTATTGTGCTTCTAACATTAAAGATGCTTTTCAAATGTTTAAAGCTGACAAACCTAATTTTCAAAAGCATTACTATGGTAAACTAAAAAGAGGTTACAATGGTGGTGTAAGAGGATAAAGATAAAAAATCCCACAGTATTCGTACAGGGTTGACAAGCTGGAAAGACAGCTTTTATTAACTTTTAAAAACTAAAACAATGGAAAAAATCACATCACTAACATTTTACAACTCAATTACAAATGAGTTTATGGTAGAACTAACACTTTACAAAAAAGGTATAGGCTACTGCGTATTGACTGATTCAGGTAACAACATAGGTGGAAAGAATATGCTTGACAATAGCTTTGCAGTTACCTATTTTAACGATGCAATCAAAGAAGTAAAACAATACTATCAATCACAAGGAATAATTTATAACACAAAATAATATGAAAAATCAAATTTTAGAATTAATATTAGGAATAATTTTAGTAGCAGCAACATTTGCAACGCTATATGTTTTACTTTTAATCACACACGAATAATGAAAATCACAATCACAAAAACAGTAGAAGAAACGCACGAATTAGAATTACCTGCGTATCGTAAGAACAGTTGCCACTACTTTAAAATAGTAAGTGAAACAGAAGCAGTGTTAGTTTGTACTTATTTAAATGGCGAATCAATCGCAACAAGTTCAACCAGTAGTGCATTAAGTTTAGCACCATTAGAATCAAGTGCTGAAGAGTTTGATGCCAAGTTCAATCAAGTATTTACCTTAATCAGCGAGAAAGCATCATTATGACACCATTAGAAAAAGCAAGAAAGTTAGTTGAAAAATATTATTGGATATTTGGCGATGGGTATTTAGGGCAACAACATATACAATGTGCATTAATAGCAGTTGATGAAATTGAAAATTTAATGTACGAATCTGGTAACACACCTGAATTTACTAAAAAATATTGGCAAGAAGTTAAAAAAGAAATAGAAAATTTATGACACCATTAGAAAGATACGAATTAAACTTTGCACCTACGTTAATAGACATTTATACTGCAACTAAAGAACTAATTGCATCAAAGGTAAGTATGACTAAAGCAGGTAGAATATTATGCACTACAACAGGCTCTATAAGCGGTGCAATAAAACGAAGTGGAGTGTACACAAATCAAAAAACAAATAAAACATATATTTTAAAATTATGCAAAAAGAACGTCTAAAAAAAGAAGTAGTTTTATCACTACTGGAAAGCCAAGAAGCAATTGGCTACATAGCTGATAAAATGGGAGTACAATTCCAAACAGTATTAAAGCAAATAATAAGTGAATCGCCAACACTATGCAAATTACCTTATACAATAGCTATTAAAAATGCTTTAGGGTTACCATTGAAGGAAACAATAACCGAACTATACAATAACGATGGAGGGTATAAAGAATGAGCATACAAGAAGAAGAAAACAAGTTAGCTATACTATGGCAATACTACAAGAACTGTTTAGAAATAACCCACACTGGCGAATGTGATGACCAAGAATTTATAGAACTTGGCAAAGCAGCTAACAAATGGAGACTACAAAAGGAATTAGTACACAAGTTAAAAAACGAAAACAAATGAGCAAACAAACAGCAGTAGAATGGTTAATTGATAAAATATATTTTAACCAAGTAGAGGTGAATAGAGAATTACTTGACCAAGCACTTGAAATGGAAAAGAATCAAATTGAAAAAGCCTTTTGTAAAGGATTTATAACAGAAGGTGATTTAGTTATAATTTGTGAACAATACATAGAAGAAATATACGGAGGTAAAAAATGAGCAAACAAACAGCAGTTGAATGGTTAGAACAAGAATTTATTGCCCTGCAAAATTATAGCGTAAATGAACTTGGATTATTTGCAAAAGCCAAAGAAATGGAAAAGGAGCAGATAAAAGATGCTTATTGGTCATCCTATAAAGAAGGTCAGTATAGCGGAGATAAAACGGCAGATGAATATTACAACGAAACATATAAATAAATAAATTATGAGCAGAATAGACACACTACGAAACCGATACGACAAAATAAACCGTTTACGCAACATTGCAATAAATGAACGCAATATTTTAAAAACAAAACAAGCGCAATGGTTACTTTACTCAATCACAACAACACTTAACTTAATTAGCCAACCACAGCAATGGAATTAGACAAAATAAGTAACATAGAATTAGGTGGAATAGACACCAGTGATTATCCTGACTTTTGCGATGCTTACATAGTATCAGCAGAAATAGATGGAGTTGAATTAACCGATGCAGAAATAGAAGAATTGAACTGCAATAGTGAGTTTGTATATGACTGTGTTTTAAAAGAATTATTCTAATGAAATTATCAGATTTAGAACATAACGAAAAATTTTTATTATCTCAAATTCAAGAACTTGAAGAAGAAATAATAATACTTTTGCAGAATATATTAACAAAAAAAGTTATATTGCAACACGATAAGTATTCAGAACAAATCTGTATTTATAGAAATCAATTAGAACAAACAAGAAAACAAATTAAACAATGGAAAATTTAAAGTATCAATCAGAACAAATTACACTAATTGCAAAAGCATTAGTAAAGTCTCAAACATCAATGAGCAATGCTGTTAAATCAGCAACAAACCCTTTCTTTAAAAGCAAGTATGCAGACATCAATGCAGTACGTGAGGCTTGTATTCCTGCACTAAATGAAAACGGAATATGTGCAATGCAACCAACAGTTGAAATAAATGGAAAACCATTTGTAAAAACACTTTTAATTCACGAATCAGGCGAATGGATTGCAGGTTACACCGAGATTATTTGTGCTAAACAAAACGATGCACAATCGCACGGAAGTGGATTAAGCTATGCAAGAAGATATGGTTTACAATCAATGGTTAATTTAGGTAGCGAAGATGATGATGGGAATGCAGCAGTAAAACCAAAAGCAGATGCTAAACCTACACTGGCTAAAAACACACAAGGATTTAACGATGCTTTAGACTATGTAAAGAATGGCGGCGACATTAACAAGGTAAAAGCAAAGTATCACCTTACAAAAGAAGTGGAGGATTTGTTAAATGTTAAGTAGCGATAGACTCGGTAAATTCACAGCATCCACCATCCACAATTTATTTGTGGGTGGCAAAGGTGCTACGAGAGATTCATACATTATGGATAAAGCAATAGAGGCGGTTAAAGGCTATGCAAAAAGTTTTAGTAGTAAACATACCGAACACGGAAATATTAACGAATTAGAGGCTTTAGAATCGTTTATAGAGGTAACAGGATTAAACGCAATATATTTAGATTCGGTTTACTATCCAATTAACGAAAACTGTGGTTCGACTCCTGATGCA